TCGCGCCGCCGCTCGATATCGTCCTCGATCTGCCGGTCCCGCCGAGCGTCAATCGGTCCCGCCGCATCGACTGGACCGCCCGCGCCGGCCACCGGCAATGGCAGCGCACCGCCGACATCATGGTCCTGGGCCAACGCTGCCGCAGCATCAACCCGATCCCAACCGACAAGATCACCGGCCGCTTTGAAGCCACCGTGATTTTGTCCGAAAAACACACCCGCATCGACCTCGATAACTCATTGAAATGTCTATTGGATTACTGCAAACGCATCGAATTGATCGTCGATGACGGACCTAAATACCTCCGTCGAGTGGTTGTCGAGTGGGGTACTGCGGCCGAGGGCTGCCGCGTGATCCTGCGCAGAATGGGGCCGCAAGAATGACCGGACACGCTATCGATTACAGACACCCTAATTCCGTATGGGATAAGGATCGCGTGGCACTCATAATTAAGCTGCAAAAAGATGGACTTAGCGCCGGCGGAATCGCTGCGGAGCTAGGCATTACGCGGTCGGCGGCCATTGGCAAACTGGCGCGGCTCGGGCTCACCGGCAAATACAAGCGCAGCCTGCACGCCACGTCGCGCGGCTGGCGGGCGCTGAAAGACAAACTGCGGCCGGCGCGAGCTCCACGAACACCTACCACCGCCGGCGCGGACGGCATTCTGAGCCAGCGCATCAGCCGCAGCGTTTACAATTCGGCTGAAAAACGCGCCGCGCGCGATGCCGACGCCGCGGAGCTGCGCGAGCGGTTTGCCTGCACCGAGATCGTCGACCTCACACCGGAACAATCCGCGACGTTTTGCACCATCATGCAGTTGAACGCGCACACCTGCCGCTGGCCGATTGGGACGCCAGCATCGCCGGATTTCGGCTATTGCGGCGCGGAGCCGTGGGGTGATCGCGCGTATTGCGGGCGGCATTGGGAAATTGGGCATGTGCAGCCGAGGCGTGCATGAGCGTGATCGCCGCGGCATTGCGTGAGTTGATGGCGGCAGGTCTAGCCGGCGAGCCGCTGGTTGAGGCGATCGGCAGGATTGAGGAATCGTTGCCGAAAGATATCGACATTCAAGCCGAGAGACGGCGCGAGCGTGACCGCATCAGGAAAGCAAATCTGCGGAAATCCACGGAGTCCACCGTCATATCTGCGGATTCCGCGGAAACTGCGGAAACCCCTTCCTCCTCGCCTTCCTCCGTTCCTCCTTCCCCTATAACCCCTTCCTCCTTACCTCCATCCACACCTCCAACCACGGGCTCGCTTCGCTCGCTTGCTCAAATCGGCCGTGAAACATCGACATGGCCGGCCGATTATCGGCAGCAGTTCTGGAACAAATACCCTCGAAAGAAGGCCAAACGCGCGGCTTTCAAGGTGCTGGATCGCATCAAAGCGGCCGGCGAGGCGACGTTTGAGCAGATCATGGCCGGCATCGAGAAAATCCCACTTGGCGAGCCTGTTTTCATCAAACACCCGGCGACGTGGCTCAACGGCGCGTGCTGGGACGACGAAATTTTACCCGGAGAGCAGAATGGACATCGAGGATCGCGACCACTTCAAGACGATAGCAAATCAATCAGTCGCGCCGCTGGACGGCTTGCCGAGGCCGCGCGGCGCGGAGAGTTCACATTCGGACCTAGACCCAGCCTATTGCCTGGACAGGACGATGATCCTGTTCTCCTGCTACCGAAAAGATGAGGCGCATGACGCCGATCTGTATTGCGCGGCCGTTGCCTCGGTGCTGGCCGGCTATGAACGCGCGGTGGTCGAGCATGTTACCGATCCTCGCACGGGGATTGCGTCGGAAATGAAATGGTTGCCGGCCGTGGCCGAGGTTCGGGCGTTCTGTAGCCAAGCTGCGGCGCGCATGAAGCTGCACCAGCAGTCGGAGCGCAAGGTGGCCGTCAAATTCGTTCCGCCGCCGCTATTGCCCGGCCACGTCAATGCCGATGGCTTTGCCGAGCTGGTGAAGGCCGGCAAGACCAATTCGCGTCCGATCGGCCGATTTGAGCGTCCAGACGATGAATGGAACCGTCACCGAACAGCGAGGGGCGCATGAGCATGGTTTATTATTTATTCGGGTTTGCGCTGGGCTTTGTAGCCGGCGCGATTGTCGTTCGCGCTCATTATCTCGATAAAATGTTGGCCAAATGAGCCACTTGACCGAACCTCGCCGTCTCGGCCGATTCATCGACTATGAGGGATTTCTAGCCGCATTGCGCGCCCGCGCGACCGAGCTGCAAGTCGCGGTGTCGGGCGATCAAACTGCCGAGGTATCGGGATTGCCGGATCGGTATTTGCAGAAGCTAATCGGTGCAAAGCCGGTGCGTCGAATCGGCATGACATCGCTCGGCTCAGTGCTTGGGATATTGGGTGCGGAGTTGTGGCTAGTGGAAAGCCCGGAAGCGTTAAAACGCTATTGTTCGCGGGTTAAAAAGCGGGATGAGCGATTGGTCCGTGGTGGCACCGTGCAATTTTGCATTACCAACCGCCAACTGAAAAAAAATCAGCGAAAGGGCGGCGAGAACAGCCGCAAATATATGTCGGATGCGGAGGCTAGTCGATTGGGTAAAAAGGCCGCTCGCGCGCGATGGTCTAAGCGCGCGGCAGACCGTGCACGAGATACATCGCCAGCAGCAGCGCCACCGTCACCGGCACCTCGGCGTCGCCGGCGGCGATCCGCTGGCACTGGCGCACCGAAAGGCCGAGCGCGCGCGCCGTCGCCTGTGACGCTGGCGTTAGGTTGAGACGTTTTAAGGCTTTGTGATATTGTGCGTTTGTCACTGTGTTACCCCTTGGGACCTTTCGGCCAATGGTGAGTTCGGAGTGGAGATGTAATAGTATAACACATGTTCCATAATACTGAATATCTCACAATCAAATCAACATCATACGCAATGGATTGACTTTTACGAGATAAATTGCTTTTGCGGGAGCGCTGATTTGCAAGCCTCGCGCGGCTCAGAACCACAGAAAACAAGATGGCCGGGTTTAACCCGTTTCTGAATCTCCATGTGGCAAGTCAGCAAGCCAAGCGGCACCGCCTTGTTCGCAAGCGCATCGCTGGCTGCGGCGCGCTCACAAAAGACGATATGCGAGCCCTCGGCTCTGCAGCGTCTCAATCCAACGTCATTCACCATCAGCCATCGGCCTCAATCGACGATCAAATCGAGCGTGAACGCCAGCGCAAGGCCGATTATCAGACTGCGGTCGCCATCAGCCGCAAGATCAAACGATAGCCCGGTGCGTTGCCAATCCACCAGCCCGAATGCCACTTAACGGCCATGCCGCCCGCATTACCCGTCAATATCGACGCAAAGCTGCCAACCGCTGAACCAACCTCGAAACGAATGTATGTAGGCGCCAAGCTGCGCGCCGTCATCGACTTGATGATATTCGAGGGCAAGGAGATGGATCAGGCAGCGCAGATAGCCAAAACGTCAACCCGCGCAGTTCGTAAAGCCTTCGAGCGTCCGCACGTTCTCAGTTATCTCAGGAAGCGCAGGGAGGTATTGCGTGCAGCCGCGTGCGGTAAAAACGAATTACGCCTCGTGCAAATCCGCGACGCTGCCGACAATCAGCCAGCAATCAACGCAATTCGCACGCTCGAATACATCAGCAGCGAGGACAGAGGAATACGTGGAGGGGCGGCAACGTCACCGGGCATCGTAATCCGCATTATGACCAGCAATGCAGCGCAATCCGAGCTCGCGCCAGTCACCATCGACGCAGTTGCGAATGAGGATGAGACTGACTGACGCTCGTCAACGTGTCACAAAGGGACTGCCGGCGGCGCACTCGATCGTGGCAAATCGCGTATAGCGAGCCGGTAGGGAAAATATGGTCGACTTTCGACGCGCTCCAAACTAGCCTGCACAACTTAGGCTGAAATCACTGTGCCCCGGTCTAAAAAATGGTGGGTCTGAAATTATTTTGGTCTGTCGCTCATTGGGGCCGTCGATGAAACTGATCCCGATCAAATCGCAGGCGCAGCGTGATATGCTGGAACGGTGCGCGGCGGACGGGGCTGAGGCGGCCAGGCGCGGGATGACGACGGCGCAGGCCAAGGCGTCGCTTGCCGCGCATACGGGCGGCCGGCTGCCGCAGCGGCTAGGGCCGCAGCGGCCTAACCGGCACGGGCGGCGAGGCGGTTCCTGACGCGGATGACGGTTTTCGCGCTCCATTTTGCCCCGGTCGCAGTTGGAACTGAGCCTGCGTTCAGTTGTTTGGCGAGCGCATTGGCCGACATGCTATCGAACTCATAGAAAATATGGCCTAGATGTTTGGCCCGTGTGGCCGCCGCCGCCTTGTTGGCATCCGCCTGGGCCTGATTGCCGAGTTTGACGCCGCGGGCTTTGGCGCGGGCCAGCGCCTCGCGGGTGCGCTTGGAAATCATGGAGCGTTCTTTTTCGGCCAATGCGGCGAACAGGTGCAGCACGAACGGGTCCACGTCGGGGCCGAGTTCCGCGACGATGAACGGGGTTTTGTGGCTCATGAGGCCGGAAATGAAATGCACGTCGCGCGATAGCCGATCGAGCTTGGCGACCGCGATGGCGCAGTTGCGGCGCCGGGCGTCGGTAATGGCCGCGGCGAGTTTCGGGCGCTTTTCCAGCGCATCGGCGCCCTTGCCGGATTCGATCTCGACGTATTCCGCGGCGATCTCGTATTGCTCGGCCGCGGCGAACTTGGCGAGCTGATCGCGCTGGGCTTCCAGACCCAGCCCAGACCGGCCCTGCTTTTGCGTCGATACCCGGATATAGGCGATGATCGGCGTCATGACTTGAACTCCGGTGGAATACGTGGTATCGGTTTGTCATAGATGGGATGATGTGTCAAGGGATATTCGGATGAGCGCCCTGCATAGCCAGATGAAGAAAATGCCGAGGCTGGAAAAATTGGCTGTCGAGCGCGATCTCAACGGCGGTGTGCGGATTACGATTGGATCGCAAGTTTTGGGTTTGTCGCCGGATGAAGCGGTGAAAATGGCGGCGGCGATTTTGAAGTGTGCCGGCGTCAATGTGGAGTTCACCAACAAGGGCAACTCGATCATTCGCGCCAACGGGGAACTCCCGCAATGATAACCTGCTTCGAGCATATCCCTCCGCTTTTCGTTGAGTTGTACGATGAGCAATTCAAACTGTGGGCGCGCGAGTTTCAAAAGCGCGGGCAGTTTGCGGCAATCGTGTTCAACCGCGTGCCGGGCCGCGCGGAAATTCTGGACATGGACGGCAAGCCGGTTTGGAAGGGCGCGTGGTTGGAGGCCGAGATTGACCGATCGATGCCGCAGTTGCCGCGCGTCATCATCACGCCGCGCACCGAACACGATGCCGAGATGATCCTGCGGCATTGCGTCGAGATGCGCCCGCACGTTTTGAATTGAGGCCAGATGAAGGAATACGATTTTGTCGCCGGCACCAAGGTCGCGGATTTTATAATCTCGAACAAGCCGGTCGATTACATACAAGGCGACTTAGGCAGCGGAAAAACAAAAGCGTGCTGCGTGCGCCTGATGCGCCACGCGCAAGAACAAAAACCGTCGCCGCTCGATGGCCTGCGGCACACGCGCTTCGCTCTGGTGCGCGATACCATGCCGCTGTTGAAACGCTCGACAATGCGAACATGGCTTGAGACGTTTCCTGAGCATGTCTATGGCCGATTCAACTCGTCGCCAGGCTCCATGCAGCACAAGATAGCGTTTGATGACGTTCGCACCGAATTTGATTTCATGTCGCTCGATAAGGCCGACGATGTGAAGAAACTGCGCTCGACGGAATACACCGGAATTTTCTTCAACGAATTGCCATTCACCGAAAAAATTCTATTTGACGAGGCTAGTTCGCGATTGCGATTTCCGCCGACCGAGCATTGTTCGTGGGAAGATGTTGATGAGTACGGCAAGCGGCGCCCGACGTGGCGCGGAATCATTGCGGACGGCAACGCGCCCGACGAAGATTCATGGCTCGCCATGATAACCGGCCAGATCGACACGCCGCCGGGACTGAGCGAGGATGAACGCGCTCAATATGTTTGGCCCGCCGATTGGGGCTTGTATATGCAGCCGCCGGCACTGCTCGAACGATATGACGAACGCGGCACCGTCATTGGTTACGATGTCAATCCTAAAGCTGAGAACCTGCAAAACCTGCCTTCGGACTATTATTCGCGGATGTGGCCCGGCAAATCGTTGGCGTGGATTCATTCGCGATTGATGAACCGCGTCGCGCTGGTGGTCGAGGGTGAGCCGGTGTGGCCGATGTTTCGCCGCGAGTATCATGTCTCGCGCGAGCCGCTGCGCCCGGTTACGGGGAATGACGTGCTGGTGTGGCTCGACTTCGGCCGCGTCTATCCGGCGGCGCTGTTTGCCCAGCAGATCAACCAGCGGATATTTGTGCAGCACGAAATGTTGGGCTTCAACGAACCTGCCTCGGTGTTTGCGCCGAAGGTCAAGCGGTTTTTGGAACAGCATTATCCCAATCACGCTTTCCGCTGCATTGGCGATCCAAAGGGTCGCGACAAGGGCCAGCAGACCGAACAATCGAGCTACGACATTTTCAAAGCCAACGGAATGCCGGTGACGCCGGCCCCGGTCAAGCAGAACAATATCGAATTGCGCACCGAGGCGGTTGCCTACGTTCTCAACGATAATCCTTCCGGCATCAATCGGCTGGTGATCTCGCCGTTGTGCCGCACGCTGATCGTCGGCATGGCCGGGCGCTATCATTTGGAGCGCGAGGAAACGGGCGATCTAAAACCGAAAAAAGATAAGTACAGCAATTTATGTGACTGCCTGCAATACGGCATCATCGCGCTTGGCGAAGGTCGCCGCATGATCGGATTGTCGCCAGTCGGGGAAATGCGGCCGGCGCGGATGCTCAAGCAACGAACGATGCGGAGGATTATTGCTTAGTGGAAATGTCAGAAAAACTACCGGGCGCGGTCGAGCCGGTCGAGTGGTTTGTGGTTTTCCACACCCAATCATCGATCCGATGGCTGTCGTTCTTGGCGTGCGGCAAGTTCAAGCACGTCTCGGCGTTTGGTTATTATCCAGGCTTCAAGGCGTGGCTGGTCTATGACGTGGCGATGGGCGGCACCAGCCTGATTATGCTGTCGCACGAGCGCGCCAAGGCGGTGCTTCCGGTCTATACGAACGATTGCACGGTGGTTAAGATCGCGCGCAACGCGGCCCCTGTCGGCCTGTCGCTGGCCTCACGGCTGCTGTTCCACTGTACCCCGGCAATAGGCAATTTAGTTGGTTTGCCGTGCGTTGCCACGAATCCGAACCATCTTTATAGACACCTTCTCCGCAACGGAGGTGTAATCGTTTACGATGCAAAGTCCCAGCATCCCGGTCGATCCCAACCTAGCGACCGAGCAGCAGCAGGCTCAGAACGATCTCGTCTCGTCGTTGCAGACTAAAACGCAAGGCGATATGGCGAGCCTGATGGCACGCTACGGCACGCAGCTTGCGATTGCCGGCACCAATACCTCTCCGATGGTATCGCAAACGACCGGCGGAATTGTGCCTAACGCCGGGAAATACGGCTGATGGCCGATAGTCTGCAACCAGAAAACAAGCTTATTCCCGGCGAGCCGTCGAAGCTGGAAACCCGATCGCTAAAGCGTCTTGCCGCGTGCAGGACGTGGAAATCCTACATCGAACTCGACGTGCGCGAGTGCTATTTTTTCTCCGCACCGAACCGGCAGCGGACGGTTTCGTCGATGACCGAGCCATCGACGCAGCGCATGTTGGACGCGCCGGAACTCAATACCGACATAGCGTTTTTGATCGTGCAGGACTTCGTTACCGAAGTCACCAACGCCTTCATGCCAGAGGCGCTGGAATGGTGCGAGCGCGGCCCCGGCATGGACCTCCCCGCCGGCCAATGGGACAAAATCAAGAAACAGATTGGCGAGGACGACAAGAAGATTTTCGGCGCCATGAAGGCGTCAAACCTCTACCCGGAAGTGACCAAGGCGTTTTATCCTGATCTCGCCATCGGCACGGTCGGCATGTGGGTGCAGCGCCCGCATCCGTCGCGCCCGATCTCGGTTGCCGCCATTCCGTTCCGCGAACTCGAAATAAACCTCGGCCCCTACGGCGAGATCGACGACCGATTTGCCGTGCGCTACACGCGCAATTCCTACGTCCGCGAATTGGTGGGTGAGGAAATATGGGGCAAAATGGATGCCGAACTCAAGAAAGAGATCGACGAAAAGCCGACCACGCGCACGCAGGTCGTTTGGGGATTCTGGCGCGATTGGGACGATCACACCGACGAAAGCTGGCAGCATGTGGTGCTGGTGTCCGACAAGATGGTGCATGACGCCACCTTGAAGGGCGAGGGATGCTGCCCGCTGCTGGTGTTCCGCTTTAACCCGACCGCGGACTGGCCACACGGCGTCGGCCCGTTGATCCAGGGATTGCCGACATTCCGGCAGGTTGACGAGCTGGAACGCCTGCGTATCAAGCATTCCGCGCTATCGATCGCGCCGCCGATCACCTATCCCGACGATAGTTTTGTCAACGTCGAGCAGGGAGTCGAGGAAGATATGGCCTATCCGGTACGGCCCGGCACCGCGCAGGATGTGCAGCCGATCTACAAGGTAACGCCGCCGGACGCCGCAAATTATCAGTACGAGGAAAAGGTCAAGGTTCTGCGCAAGCTGTTCTTCGTCGATATGCCGGAACAGCACGGCGATACGCCGCCGACGCTCGGCCAGTGGCTCGATGAAATGGCTCGCGCGCAGCGCCGCATCGGCACGCCGGGCCTGCCGTTCTGGCGCGAGGGACCAGCAAACATTTTCCTACGCTTCAAATATCTGTTGGAAGCATCCGGCGCGATCCGGCCTGTGCAAGTCGATGGCCGCGCCATCGCGACGCTGCCGCGCAACCCGGCACAGGCCGCCGCCGAACAGCAGGAAGTCGGCATGGCGGTGAAGGCGTTGCAGATCGCAGGCCCGACATTCCCAGAAGAATTTAAGATGGCGGTGGACGGCGAGGCCACCATGAAGGCGATCTTCGACAAGATGCGTGTGACACTTATCAAGTTCCGCAATCCCGATCAGAAAAAGGCGGTCATGCAGCAGATCACACAGTTGTCGCTCGCCCGCCATGTCTCGCAGGCACCGAACGAAACGCCGGGAGCCGCCTCATGAGTGTTGCCGACGAGGATATGCACAAAGCGATCGACAATATCGCCCGCACCGAGGACGGCCAGCTTCTCTACCTATATTTCCAGAAAACGCTTTGTAGCACCGTCGCCAATGCCACCGCCGATGCGCTGTGTGCGTTGCCAATGAATGAGGGCCGGCGCAAGTATGCCGCCGAATTGATGGCCCTTATGGCCAAAGGAATCGAAGAAAGTGCCGGAAGCCGAACAGCAGACAGGACAGTCATCTTCGCAAGGCGGGAGCCAAGCGGCAGCGGGCGGCACGTCACAGCAAGGCAGTTCCTCCGGGACAACGCAGACGCAGACCCAGCAGGGTAGCGGCGCGCAGCAGACCGGACAGACCGGACAAATTCAGCAAACCCAAGCACCTTCGCGTCCCGAATACGTTCCAGAAAGTCTTTGGGACCCGGCGACCGGGAAAGCCAAGGACGAAAATGCGCTCAATGCCTATCACAAGGAACGTGACGTAAAGTTCAACGAATACGCCACGAGAATAGCCGCCGAGGACAGCAAAAAGCTTACGTTGCCGCCGACTCCTGATGGCTACAAGGTTGAAAACTCTCCGAACTTCAAATTGCCGGATGGCATAGAATTTAAGCTCGCATCGCCAGATGATCCGGTAAAGGGTCCAATCGTGCAGGCAGCGCGCGCCTTCGCTCACAAAGCCCAACTTACTCAATCGCAGTTCTCCGAGTTGTTGGATATGGCCGCCGCCGCAGAGACAGCGGGCATAAGTGCATCCCGCGCTCAGGCGGCCAAAGAGCGCGAAGCTTTGGGTGCTACAGGCGGCCAACGTGTTGATGCCATCATGCGTTGGATGAACGCATATTTTGGCGAAGCCGCGGCAAGACCCTTCATTCAAACGATGGCTATGAAAAGCCAAATCGAAGGGTGGGAGAAAGTAATGCAGAATCTTGCATCGCAGGGCGCCGGAAGTTTCCGCGCGACCGGGCGCGAGGGCGATCCCGGCGGACGCCTGCCAGCCGGCAAGGAAGGCGAGGCGATGTGGGAAAAAATGAGCTACGGCGAACGCAAGGCGTATGCCGAAAAGTTTCCTCAAACGAACGGCGCTGCCGGTTAACGATAGGGGTTTGAGCTATGGCTGGATCGGGTCTGATTACGATTGCCGAATATGCGAAGTTGATGGCGATGGAGGATATCCGGCGGCCACCGATCGAGATGTTCGCCAAGTCCACCGACGTTTTCGACGCAATGCCGTTCGAGGGATTGAAAGGCTCGGTGTTCGTTTACTACCGGCAGGCCGTTCTCCCGACCCCGCAATTCCGCGCCATCAACGAAGGTTCAAGCTCCGGGCACGGCACAATTACGCCGTTGCAGGAAAATACGGCGATCATCGATCACGACATCGACGTGGACCGCGCCATCGTGGATCGTCATGGGCCGGAACGCCGAAACTACGAGGAAATGATGGGCATGACCGGCTTTGGCCAGTTGTTTGCCACCACCTTCGTCAAGGGCGACCAATCGACCAACGCGCGCACGTTCAACGGCATCCAGGTCCGCTCCAGCAAATACTCGCGCGACATCCACAATTCCACCGCGTCCGGCGGCGCCGCGCTATCGCTCGCCAATCTCGACAAGGCGATCAATCAGGTCAACCGGCCGACCCACATCATCGCGCCATATCTGTCGCGCCCGCTCTGGATTCAGTTGGCCCGCACCACGACGCTTTCCGGCTTCGTCATGCAGGAGTTCGATGTTTCCGGCGATAACGGCG